GTGGGGTATGTACCCTTGTCCTTGTGGACATCTTTAATTATACGCTTATTAGACCTTTTTACAAGTCTTTTTTTAGATTTTTACTATTTTTGTTACTATTGCACAATTTTTTATTGATGTTTTAGTAATTATGCACAAAATGTGGATAACTATGTGGATAAGTTAGAAATGATTGTGGATAACTTAACCGATAACATTTATTGTACTGCTGTACTATTCTAATAATACAATCTTTCAGGAACTGGAGCTATTAACCAACTACCACTACCACGGGACAAAACACTTGTTCTTCTACGGAAAAATACAGAAATACCGTTGTTTTTGCCCCTATGGGGGTAGATCAAACTCAAAAAATGGCAGCGTTTTCAACGCCAGGCTATAGCTGATTCACCTACAGACCCTCTTAAAAATTTTTCTTATCCGATATTTTCAAAAAAGCCAACAAAATCAACAAAAAACTCACTTTTATCCAAAATATATGTTATCGCAACTCATATCGTAAAAATCCCCAAATCACACTATTTTCACCTACTCCAAATCCCCAAAATCAAAATTCCACCTCTCCAAAATTTCACATCAAAATCTCAAATCTTCCTATTAAATAAGGAAAATCTCGACGCTATATTTCTAAGTACATAATTTGACAATATTTCTTTATTCATATATAATGATGATTCAAAATGAGGATAATAATATGAACAAACAAACCAGACTAAATCAGATTAGAATATTAATGTCAGACGGAAAGCAACGTACTCGTACCGAAATTCAAGATTATATAAAATCCTATTGTAACAATCAGAATGACAATCCCAACTTATCAATCGGTAATGATATATTTGAATTAACTCATTCTAATGAATTACAAATGGTTTCCAGATCAACATATATAGCAACCTCGACATTAAAAGAAAAATATATTAAACTTCCAGATCAAGATATAAAGAAGAAACTAATTATTGCAACAGAGCTTTATAATGAAAAAGCAAGAAATATTCTAAAACAATCACGATCAAATGAGACTGATCTAGCATATTCTCTAATAAATAATTTTTGCACAGATATAATTAATGATTGCAAACAATTACAATCTACTGAAGGCAGATAGAAATATCTGTCTTTTCTATTCCATAAAAAATTTCCATATACCACTATCGCACTACATACCCAACTTTTACTGGAATTTTATAATAAACTAATACCCAAATTCGAACGAAAACCATTCAATGATAATCTCTTATGTATTATCTATAAAAATTTTCACACTAAATAATCGGCTCAATATAAACATATAGGGGTACATTTAAACTGAACAGATCAGTACTCCTATAACTCACCCTATCCATTAAAAATATAGGTTTTATTTATATAAGTTATTTGTTATTAAAAAATAGAGCCTTGATAGGGTCGGTTTTTGCGAAGCAAAAAATTTTGGGTAGATATATCCTTCAAACAGAGAATAACTTAATAAGAATTATAATCATTTCAAATAATATAAAAGGAGAAAATATAATGGAAAATAAATTTATAAATGGATTTGAACAATTCAAGAAAAGAATAGATGCAATTCCTGACGAACAACTCATCAAAGACTGTGAAGCATTAGGAATGGAATTTGAACAGGAAATACCAAAGTATCACAAGAATACCGGCAGTAATATTTCCAAGATATCCAAGAAATCAAAACATAAACATAATTACAAGGAGTGTTTATTAAGATACGAAAGTAATTATTTTGGTAAAAATAATATCCATACTAGATTAAGTAGCTACTGCTCTATCTGTGGCAAGATTGGTGAAAAACTAAAAGATTCTATCGTAAAGGATTATGACAGAACAGGAATGTTGTCTAATGGAATAAAATATCATTTTATTATTTCAGGTTATGAATTATTTGAGGAATATAAAGATAGATTACCAGTATTTCATATAGATGATGATATGATCAGAGGATATGTTGATTTAGAGGAAAATGATAATGTGAATGGAGAATAAAGAGTATGCATAAGCATAAAAGAGTACCAGGTGAACCAGAAACTACCATAAAAGGAGAAAATACTACAATGAATAAAATAATAATTATTATCTTTGCTTTATTAGGAGCTTTACTATTGGGAATTGGATTGGATTTAAAAATGTGTTCATTAATAATTCCTGGTTTTGTCATGATTATCATTAGTTTCGTTTTTGCCTTGTCTAAAAATGAATTAATTTGAAATGGAAAAAATAGAGTGTTTAATAAATCATAGTAATTGAATATTCATAGTAAATGAACTAACTGCAACTTTGTACACTTTTTGCACATTTTTCACTACACTCTGGGAGTGTGCGTACAAAAAACTGTACATTTTTGCACTATGGTAGCTCATAAGTACTGATATTAGTGGATTTTTTCATTTCCACTCCCATTTTGGAGAATAAATAAAAAGCCTATTAAAGTAATTTATGAACGTAGTGAATAAATTACTTATAGTCTGTCTTATTAAATGTTGTTTATCTTCTTTCAGTTCAGTAAAGTAGGTCTGAACCCCCACCGTTTTGAAAAATAATTTAATTCACTAGGGGATGAAACCCACTTTGCTGAACGCTCGTCAAAGTCAATTCAATTATTTCCCAGTTAGAGAATAATTAAATATCAAACAAAAAGGAGGAATTACTTATTGCAACAGAAAACTGAATATTTTACACGCTTTCCAAATGATTACATTCAGGGAAACATTAAAACCAAATATGGAGTAAGTCGCAAATTTTATATTACCTATATCCTTATTGATAAATATAGGTCTTATGAAGATTACAGTTGGATTACTCTTAGAAAAGTTTTGGATTTTTATGGGTACAAAACTCATAAACGTAGACCAAAGGCAGTCCAAGAGATATTAGATGTACTTGAATATATGATTAACAACAAAATGATAGAAGTAAAACAGGATCTTGATTCTATTAGTTATGATACAGGTATTGAAATAAAAATAAATCCTGATAATTTTGACTTTAAGAAAGATTTTTCAAAACTTACTTCTACTCAGTTTGATTTCATAATGATGAATGAATCTTCTATAAATAGAGAGAATATATTAATAGCTTTCCTATATATCAATTCTTATATTTATATAAGACAGAGAGATAAAAATGGCAATGAGCTATTATCTAAACCACAAGATAAACCAGAAGCATTTTATAGAAGCATCGAAACTATGTCTAAAGATTTATCCATGTCAAAGGATACTATTAATCAATGTATTCAATATCTCACATCTTCTATTGGTGATAAAGAACCTCTTCTAATTAAACAAGAAGTCGGAAGCGTTCAGCCAGATCCTAAAAAACCACCAAAAAATGTTCCCAATATTTATGTATTGAATAATGAAAGATATGAACAAGAAATTGAATGGGCTATTGAAAAAATGTTAGAAGTATATAAAGTAGACTCATTTGGAGAAATTAAAAGAGGAAATAATTCCACATCAAACAGAGAATAAGTAATTGTAACAATAAACGCAGCACCAAATTTAAAGGAGGTATGCGAATGATAAACGAAAAGGAGACATTAATTTATGACAGGAAATTTTACACTAGAAGAACACCGTAACACTTTTGGAGGAATTATCAACTATACAGATTACTGCACCGACTTTCCACGCCACGAAAAAGCACAATCATGGGCGGATCGTATTTATGCCGATCTTCTATTTGATAAGAAATGCAAAGAAAATATCGAAGCAAGAAAACGTAAGATGGAGGTTAGTAAGTAATATGGCAGTTGAAAAAGATTTTGAAAACAATAATGAAAATGATCTGTGTTATCTGACTGGCGAAAGATATGTTTGCGTATCATTTACAGATAGAAAGATGATCAATATAAAGAAAATTTATGAAGAACGTGCTGAAGAGTTTAAATATCTAACTCAGAATAAAGACGGAAGCATCTGTGCGAAAATTCCCAAGAAGTGGTTTCGTATCAATCCAGGATCCAAGCCCGACCCGAATAAGCCTAAGAAACAGTTATCAGAAGAACAGAAAGAAAAGATGAGACAGGCGTTGGCTGATTATAGAGCAAAGAAAAAGAAGTAATACTACTCTTCTACTATGTTCAGTTTATTGGAGTTTTAAATAGATTTATATATCAAATTTAAACGAAACGTGTTTTGATGGTAAGTTGTTTGTCTAAATATAAAACGCTGAAATCGAGTCAATTTTCTATTGCTCTCAGAAAGGATAATTTTTAGATATGTAAAATGTTGGCAAGAATAGACTATAAATATTTTCAAAAAGCAAAACAAGTCGCCGCTATCTCAGATTTTACAAAGATACATGTGGGATGCGTGGCAGTATATCAAGGATCCGTTATAGGAATTGGATGCAATAGTAATAAAACTCATCCACGACAGAATTATTATAATCGTTACAGAGCTACAGATAATACATACTTTGTTCCAAAGCTTCATGCAGAAATCAGCTGCATTAACTCTATCCGTAATCTGGATATAAATTTCTCAAAAGTTAAATTGTATATTTACAGGATCCGACATGATCAGGATTATGGCATATCTCGTCCGTGTCCTAGTTGTATGGCAGCCATAAGAGACATAGGAATAAAGGATGTCTATTACTCTACTGACGATGGTTTTGCTTATGAAAGATTGAAATAATTTTATAAATGAATGGAGAATTAATAAATGGCATGTGAAATATGTGGCGAACCTGAAGGAATGCATAATCCGAGGTGCCCTAAATATGAACCGCTAAAATTTATTGCTATATGCGAAGTATGTGGTCAGGGAATATATGAAGGTGATGAATATATAGAAAATGACCATGGTGAATGTATTCATTTTGGTTGTGAAAAGAATTTACGTTGGTTATTAGACTGGCTTGGATATGGAGTTAAAAGAAATGGAGGATAATTTATGGGTAAGTTAATCAGAGGGATTAAAGAACTGTTTGGTGTATATGAAACCGGCAATGAGTATTATGTAGATATTGATGATATTGAGATCACGGCACAGTTTAGTGAAAGCAAGCCTAGTTTTGTAAAACAGGAAGCAAAATATAATTACTATCTTAAGACGGGTGAGTTACCAGCTCCGATTGTATTGAAGAGAGATTTCACACTTGTCGATGGTTACATATCTTATCTGATCTGCCAATCTTATGGGATCAATAGAGTGCCTGTATATTTCGAGGAGTGATCAGTATGGGAAGAATTGTAGTATTGCAGAATAATAATGACTTTGTAACAGATAATCTATTGAAGAAACTTTGTCTCAAAGTAGATTGCGGAAAATTAAATGGCATCTATGCAGATAGTAAATGTGAATTAAAAGGTAATGTTGTTGCGAAGATATTGCCGAATGAAAATACTAAGAATTAAAAAAGGAGAAAGTATGGCTGGAATTAGCGTACCTCAATATGAAATTTTTAAAATCGGAACAAATAAATTAAAGTATTCTAATTGGGATCTAACGATTACAAAAAAGGAAGCATTTAAATATCAAGAGTTGATTTCTTTATTTGAAGCTCAAGAGTTTCGTATAATGGCAAATAAAATTCTTAAAAGACCTATTAAAGAAATTGATTTTTCTAAAATTTTTATGCAGATTGTAATAGACAAGAAATCAGATTTTGCTAGAGTTACTGGTAAAAAAGGTATTATTGTAAATGGTGTTAACTACAGACGTTTCGTAGGAACAACCGGTGGCCTTAAAAATAACACTCTTCTGTTTTGCAATTCACAATATTTAGATAAGCTAAATGAATTATGCGAGTGCAAAAGAAATCCAGAATTAAAATTAGTTCCTGCTAAATATGAAGCATATAAAGCTTTGACTTGTTCGGCTTCTCAACCGATTTGTGATCCACATGGAATTTTGGTTGTAAAAGATTGTATTACCAAATATTTTGCAGATGTTATATCACTCGATGACGATGGAGATTCAAAAGAACCGACAAGAGAAATTATTAAAGATAAACCTCTTGAAAACAATGTATCTGATGGTTTTAATCTTTGTACTATACAATATATGCAGCGAGTAGCTGAATCTTTAGGTCTTGATTATATTCCTGGCGGTGTGTGCTTGAG